TCGACAGATATTGTCCCATCGCCCGCAACCGATCCGAACGAACTGCCGACCCGCTTCGCGATGCCGAGTATCTCGCTCGACTTCACAGCGAGCTTGTTGATCAGACTGCGGGAAGTAAGCGGAGCGGAGTGGATAGCCGAACGTGTGAGATCGACCACATCCGTGAACGCTTGTTGGTAAACGGACTGAGTCGATTTGCCCAGCCCGAACACATCGAGAAGTGCATCGATAACGCGAGCAAAGAACCCACGTTGTTTAGCTGGAGGCGAGAGCGTCTTAACCAGATTCTGGAAGTCGGTTGACGTAAAGAAGTGAGTAACAAATTCGTTAAGATCAACCAGACCATCCGTCAGCATCGGTGAGTCGATACCGTTTGAGGCAGCGGAATCACGAATCAGATTCAGGATTCCGTTCAGGCGTTGAATGGCGGCACGTTGATCTTCCGTTTGGAGTTCGACCGGAGCCGATATGACTTTGTTCACGAACGCGTGCAGGTATTCATGCAGCAGTGCATCAGATAACCCTCTGCCGTTGTAGCCGTCCAAGTTCAACGATACTGCTGAAGTGCCGTCTGCCATCAGCGTATACTGACCAGCGTATGGCAAGCTGACTTCGTCGATTGAGAACGTGACTTGCCGGATGAACGATTGGTTCTCAAGCAGGAGTCTAGCCAGAAGTTTCTTGTTCGGGTCAGCTTCAGTTGAAGCGATGATCCTAAGCGCGTTGATGACCGACTGCGGGTCTCCGTTCTTAAGGCCCAAGCGTGCGACATCAGCTTCGTTAAGATTGCGTGCGAATTGGATCTGTTCTCCGCGCACGTAAGAGCGCGACCACAGACGAGTAGCGACATTGCCGATTGACTTGGCAAATTCTTTTGCTTGCCGTTCGGTAACCTTTATCCCACTGCCAGACGAAAGGTTTCTGGCGAGTTCTTTGATATACTCAGGATCTTGGTCGATGCTGCCAGTGACCGATTTAGATGCGATATGCATCAGCTTCAACGCATCACGAAGAGCCATGCCGTTCTCGTAGTCACCGTTCTCTAAGCCTCTTTGGAATCCGATAGCTTCAGGATTGGTAGCATAATTTCCGGCAGACATCCACTGAGCCAGTTGGCTGAATGCGTCTTGGGCGGTCAAGCCGCTGATATCAAACGCGCTGTTGCCTTTATACAAAGTGCTACGCAACAGTTTATTCAATGCTGTTCTCAGTTCAGGATCGCTATCGATTGAATCAACAGCATCAGCCGCAGTCCGCTCCATCAATCCTTTGGTGAGTTGCGACGTCGGGCTGAAAAGATCTTTGTCTGGGGCGATGTGGTCGTCAGATACTTCCGACATCGGATCGTATGCTTCGTCAGCTTGGAGCTTCGCCACATCTTCCGGTGACGTAGTCTGGAATATAGCTCTGCGTGCGAATAAGTTTCTGCTCCGTTGTTGTTCGGCGTACATGTTGCCAACTTTTGCTCCGACAGAACGGAACGTCGGAGCAACTTCTGGAGCAGTGAGGATATGATCTTCGATGAAGTTGGCGATGACGAGATCAGGATTAGATTCAGGATTGATGTCGCTTCCATAGGTTTGCTGAAGCCTTTTCGCTACGATAACTTTTTGGTTTGCTCCTTCTGGTCTGGTGAGTCCAACGAATTGATCGATTGCCGCGTTAACTTTATCTGGCTTAAGCGATGGGAATGCTTCTCCAGAAACACGTTCGGAGAATTTATCGAACGACAGACGCATGGAATGAAGCCGCAGCGCACGGCGATATGCTAGATCGAAGGCAATAGATGCGGTCTCTGCGAAATCATCAGTAAGGTTTCCGACTTTCGGTTTGATAGCATTATCGATGATCGCTTTGGCTGCTGGCTGGCTAAGTTCTTCAGCAGACCCTATCCCAACTGATTTGTTTCGGATGTCAGTAACTCTGGTAAATACTTCATTGAGGGTTACTTTGATATTCGCATTCTCAGGATCGGGGATTACTTGCTCGCCCGCTATTTTGTTGTTGAACAAGTTTTCGAAGTCACTGACTTTCTGAATGAAATCATAGTTTGGCTCTTCGCTCAACACAGTATCCTGACGCGTCAGCACAGACACGAATCCCGATCCGGTTTCGGGATTGACTTTAACGATGTCCGTAAGGGTGTGTTCATTTCCGAGTTTACTATAGCGGAACGAAGGATTGATGGTGCTGAGATCGAAGTCTTCTGGAATGATGACTGGATGATTATTCTCCAGCAGTGCCTTCATCGTAAGCGGATTGTTATCAAACACGCCGACTCCATTCTCGTTGACATAACCTTTAGGCTGAGCGCGACTTACTGTATTTGATTTTGGATTGAATACGGTTGTCTTACTTCCAGATACGGGAGTCCAGTTTTTCTGGACACTCAACTCAATCGGCTTGTAGATCTGAGCAATCTTCTTGTTGATCAGATCCGACTTGCCGCTCAGATATCCCTTATCGTAACTAGCACGCTTCGGATAGCCGTGCAGTTCCTTTGCTTGGAGGCGAACGGGAAAGCCGAATCCGATCAGGCGTTGGAGCGTGGAGATCTCTTGTCCAGTAAGTTCATCATCCACGAATGTCTCTTCGTCGAATGTCTCTGGAATTTCAACACCAACAGGAGCGGCTGGCTTCTTAGCTTTAGTTGGCTTCTTAGCTACAACTTCTTTCGGATTTTTGCCAGCGACGATTGCTTGAGCAGCAGCGGCTACGGGAATCGGAATGGACGTAACAATGGCCTCAGCATCTGCTTCGGCGGCATCTTCAAACTTGTCAGAGGAACCAGCGTGATTGCTTTGCTCTTCGATATCGGCTTCTGTGGGGAAGAGATCAAGCTGTTCGGCAAGCGAAGTCTTAGTCTGTTGTTTAACACTACGCCTAACACGCGGGACTTTTACTGGTGGCGCACCGCCGACCGATAGCTGAAGTTCAAGCTGCCCCATTGGAGCTTCGCTTGCTTGTTTGAGAGCAGCATTTTTTGCTTCGATTTGTTGGACGACCGGACTAGCTCCTCCTTTGGCCGCTGTCTTGCGCTTCTTTTTCGCCGCCGGATTTGGAATGGAGTCGATATCCATTCCGACTTCAGGAGCTTTATTGGGGTCAGTGGCGATGGCGGCAGCGACAGATTCTTGCGACGTATTGGCGTGCAGTGCGGCAGAGATCTTCTCCACGGCTGCAATCGTCTGAGGCATCTTCGGCCTTTGCTTTGCAATCGCTTCTTGGTTGTTGGTCAGGTCGAGTTGTTCGATGGCAGTTTCATATTCGATACCTTCATCATCGACATAGCTGATCATTCTGTTTTCAGGATCGTATCCAGTTACTTTAAGCTTTTCGCCAAATCGGTCCATAAGTTCTCCGGCAGACGTGATGTCCTTCGTGAGAAGTTCATGCATCACATCGAAATCGTCGGGAGCCTTATACTCCGGTTCGGTTTCAACGGATGCGGGAGCAAAGGTTGGGGCCAGCTCTATCGACTGGAGCATAGCGGCTAGCGTCTCCGCCGTATGGCCGCCGCCGTCCTTCGCAGGCGCAGCAGGCGCAGCAGGCGCAGCAGGCGCAGCAGGCGCAGCAGGTGCAGCAGGCGCAGCAGGTGCAGAGGACACCGCCGTCGGCGTCTTCACCTTCTTGCCATACAGCTTGGCAATCGCAGCGTGGTCTGCCTCCCCGCCTTCCGGCAGCGCGGCTTCAAGCGCGGCCAGTTCAGACTCCTCTGAGCCAGACAGAATCGCTTTTGCCACGGGGTAAATCTTGACGCCTTCGGGGGTGGTCCCTGCTTCGACTCCATTGCGTTTGCGGCGGAGATCCGAAAGCCTTCTCGATGCACCGATCTCCAAGCCGCGAGGAGTCATCCACTCCGGTCCAGTTTGATCTTTGGGAGCAGGAGCAGCCGCAGTTGCGGGCGCAGCAGGCGCAGGCTGTGTGGCTCGCGATGCCTGCAGCGCGGCTTCAGCTGCCTTTGCGCGGGTGCGGCGCGGGGCTGACAGGATTCCGTACACGGCTTCAGCAGTCAGCGGGCTACCGCTCGCTTCTAGCGAAGAGCTGACTTTCTTGGCGAAGTCAAGCTCGATTGCCGCTTGACGTTGACGCGCACTTTGTTTGAACAACGGAGCGGCTGCTGCCCGAATGGCCGGAACGCCAGAACCCATTACACCTCCGAGAATTGCCGCACGACCCGCTTGCTCTAACCGTTGGAGGAACGGAGTGTCTTGATCCGTAGCCGCGTCTGTGATGAACCCGTTGACAAACTCATCGATGCCTTCTTCCGCGCCTTCATCGAGGAATCCTTTGCCTGCATCTTTTGCTAGCGTGCTTCCGTAGTTTTTAAGGATGCCCGATACTTCTTTGGCGACAACTTTGTTAAATACGTCATCAGAGATATCGCTGACATTCGCGATACGGGCCATAACAGATTTAAGTTCACTTCTGGTAGCTCCACTTAGGAGAGCGTCCTCAAGACCGCCGTGGCCGAACGCTCCGAATCCAGCGGTAAGTGCCGCAGTGACAGCACCAGCCGCGAAACCAGCTCCCAACGCACGGTCATGCCGTTCTTCTGGCGTGATGTCCTTATTGTTTTCGAGCTGAGAATAGACGTTCGCATAAGTAGCTCCGGCGGAACGGTTGAATGCTGGGATCGCCGACGCCACTGTGGTTCCGAGTGTCTTGGCTAGCCGTCCACTATAGCCGTTGATCACAGCCATTGCGCCGCTCTTGCCTGCTTCGCCCACCGACTCTTTAACCAGTCCGCTTACGATTAGACGCTCTGCCGCTTGTTCTACGCTCTCCGTAGCCAACTTGCGGAATGCTCCGCTTGCCATCCCTTTCACCAACCCTTTAACAGTAATGCGTGCGCCGCTTTTTGCTGCGGCGTATGCAACACCACCAGCTCCTGCGGCGGGAGCCGTGCCTATTGCCAGCAACGTAGTTGCCGCCATGTCGATCAGCATAGGAGCGATTGTCTCAGCTAGATCTTGGCCCATGCCGTATTCTTTACCGAATAGGCGAGCTACTTCGCGGCGGTTTTGCTTCTCTTTGATATTGCCGATCATGTAGTTCCGCGCCCAATCCGCGCCCATCATTGCTGGAACGGCGGCGACAAGCTCGCCGAAGCCGTCGAGAATGGATTCCTTGATGCCTCCCGCACGGCTTGAAAGCTCGCTAAAGTTGGAGGGGGTTGAGACAAACTGCTCAAGCGTGTCCGTATCTTTTTGTCCGTTGGCGCGTCCTTTTTGCAGTGCGTTCAGCCAATCGCTAGAGATAGTAGAATCGGTTAGCAACTTGTTGTATCCCTCAAAGGAATTGGCAACCGCGATTTCACGCTGCGCCTTAAGTGTTGTCCGTTGATCCTCCGATAGTTCAGGATGCTCAGCCAATGCTTGTTCGAACAATGGCTTATTTGTCATCAACGCAGGATGAACAATAGGCGTAGCGTAACCAACATTGCGAATGTTGCGCCCAATCTCTTTGGGATCATCGTAGAATTTGAATTTATTTTGGTCGTTCGCGGACATGTAGGCAAGTTGAGTAATTGCTTTGTCAACTTCATCGTCGGTGAACGTATGTCCCGCTGTAAGGTTCTCATTCAAAGTGCGGCGCACCGCAGCGATATCAGGTTTCTGGCCTTCTAATACTTCTCTGTTATCAGCGTCCGCCTTCGAAAGAGTCGTGCCGTAAGAGTCGAGGATCTGGGCTGTCTTTTCATCGTTCTTCGCCAGTTCCGAAATCATGCCAGCAGCTTCGTTGTAGCGGGATGCTTTGTAGAGCGGAGTCTTATATCCAACGGGAGTGCTTACCAACGCCTGAACCTTGAGAGAGTCCGAGAAGTTAATGCCGCCCGTTTTGCTGGAGCGGATAGCTTCAGGAAGATTCATCGAGTCCATCATCGGTCCAGCAATGATCTCCTGCTTTCCTTCATCATCCATCACTTTGGCGAGCGGCATTTCTCCGTTACGCACTTTGATGCGTTTCGCGGTATCGAAACCTTTCTCCACCGCTTGTTCCGCTTCTTGCTTATATTGATCGCGGGATGCGACAAGATCGGGAGCGAGCGCGTCGGGATCGGGATGGATCGATTGGAACGTCAGATAACGATTGACTGCCTTCCATGCGGGATCTTCCGAATCCAGAGTGGATCTGATCGTCTCATACTTAGTCTCAATAGACGGCTCCTTTGCCGTGAATAGTGCCTCTACATCTTCTTGCTTAGTTGGATCAATCAAGCCAGCTTCGGCTGCTTGGTCCCGCGTAGCGGTGCGGATCTCCCGCTCGATAGAGCTGTTATAAGATCCGGCTTTTAGGTATTCTCCACGAACATAATCCGCGTAGGACTTTCTGTTCTCGATTGGATTTCCCGCATCGTTCTGTGGTTCCCAATCTTTGAAGGATGAAAAGTCGGGCGATTGTAGTAGTTTTTCAAGCTCTGACATAGCAGAAACAGTTTAGTGGTTGGATAGTATTATTTGAACTTAGACGAGAATTCAGAAGAGGTAACAGTCGGAATACCGAGCATGTTCGTTATTTGTCCACTGACGGACCGGAAAGCATTTCGATAAAGATCTTCATCGGAGAACTGAGACAAGTCCTTACTGGTGATGCTTGGATACATCGAGCGCAGGATCTCTTCCAGTTGTGCTTTGTCTTCCGGTTGGAACTTGAAAGGTTGCGCTTGCGGAACATTGTACTTCGTCACTGGTCCGGTTGCCGAAGCGTCTTTAAGCGACCCGACATTATAACCTTCTTCCTCCTTCTTGGTTCCTATCTTATTCAGATCGGTCAGATAGTTTTTGAAGTAGTCAAGCTGCGCTCCATACTGACTCATTTTAAGTTTGTCTTGCGCTTCTTGTGCGTTGATGGCGGCTTTGCTTTGCGCTGCGGCTTTGCCTTCCTCAGTTCTCTGCTGATTGATCGCCGTCGCCGCTCCGTAATACTGTGCGCCTGCGCCTTCTGTGACTTGGCCTCCGAACACGTTCTTGACCGCATCGGGAAGTCCTTGGGTCGCGAGAGCGTATCCCAACGCTGACTTTTGCTTTTCGGTTTCGTCTCTGGTTTTGAGCGTATCTTCGGCAGCTGAGACGAGATTGATCAGACTCTTGTTGCGAGCGAATCGGCCTGCGTTGTCCATCTTATACTGACCAACGGCGGTAAGCTTCTCGAAATTATTCTTATTCGGATCGTTAACGATTCCTGTAAGATTCTGAAGATCGGTCGGCAGAGTCTCCAGAGCTTCACGCTGCGCCTTTGCTTCGTCGGCGGCAGTCATCAGGTCGAGCTGTTGACGCTTGAAAGCGATTTGTTGATACTGCGACTTGAGCAGATCATCCTGAGTCTTGATTTGGGATTCAAGATACGGGCTTACTTCCGCAGTGTATTTGCTTGTGAGGTATCGTGCAGCGTCGGCATTCAGGCTTCGGGATGCGGCTACATCAGAAAAAAAATTGCCCTTCATCGGGGCGATAGCGGAGTCGTAAGAGAATTCACCCATCTGGATTAAGCGGAAGGTGCGTATTTGCGGTAGTCGAATTGACCGGATTCAAGATCCTTATTCTGTTGTTGAAGCAATTTGTTTTGGAATTGGAACTGCCTGCGTTTCAGGTCTTCGTTGGCCGCTGCTTCCCCCATTGCGGCCCGTTTGGATTTCTCTTCGAAGCCTCTGTATTCTTGGCTTTTGATGTTTGGTTCGTCCATGTTTTGCGATACGCCAGCGAAAGCCATTTGCTCCGCCGCTTTGCCGAAGCCCAAACGCTGCAATTTGCGGGCCGCACGCAGCGACTTGCCCTCTGCGGACTCAAGACTGCGGGTTTGGTGCAGCGTGTTGGCGGAACCAAACGGAGCTTTCTGCATCGCGGCGAGACGATCCAGTCCCGGCGTAACGGGTCCGCTATCCAAGCGGGGGGTAGCGGGTCCGTTATCTAAGTTTGAAAAGAATGATTTCGCAGAACTTAAATCTGGCGTCCCCAAACTACTCTTACCGTAAGGAGGAGCTAAGTTTGAAAAGAATGATTTCGCAGAACTTAAATCTGGCGTCCCCAAACTACCCTTACCGTAAGGAGCAGGAGCAGGAGCAGCAGGAGCAGGAGCAGCAGGAGCAGCAGGAGCAGCAGCAGGCGAAGTTGGTGTAGTGGTCGGCATCGCCAGCGCAGCGGTCATTGCTCCGACAGGTACTTCCGTCGGTTGGGGTTTCCGCGCAGCGGCTTCGGCGGTCGGTAAGGGATTCCGCATACTAGCTTCGACCGTGAGCCTCTTCGCCAATGCGTTCACTTTTTTACGATCTTCATCCGTGGTCTCTAAACTACCGTTAGCCATTCGGAAAAAATACCGCAACCCGCTTACTTTGTCAATACATTCTGCAGATCAAATACGATGTATTTACATTGTAAGTGGATGCCCCCTTAAAATTCCTAGTATAAAAACTTTATTATTAGTTGGAGTTACATTGGTTTCCGAAAACCAATGTAACTCCATTCATTATAAGAGTTTTTAGTGGGGGGTCTGGAAAGGCCCATCCGCTTACAATGTAAATACATTGCCACTACGATCACTCGAAAAGCGTGGACTCATCGTTCGAAAGCGCATTCCGAAGCGAAGAGATCGTCGGTCGCTGCATCCGGTATCCTGAATCCTTTTTCTCGAAAGGTTCTACGGCGACCATGCCGTGACGCTGCCGCGCCAAGTCCAAGCAGAGGAACGCGGCATCGGCCAAGTCGGGAGATCTCCCGAATCGGGATTTGAATTCAGGCTTCGATTCGATCTTCACGCGAAGCGACGTGCCTTTGACCAGCTCGTAGTTTCTGGCACAGATCTCTTTGGCGAGATCACTGTTGATTCCAAACAACTGTTTGGTTCGGATGAGTTCCTTCCCCACGAACCAGAGTTCGGATACACGGTTCATGTAGAGTTCTTCGCCAGTCAGGCTACTGTTCGCGCTGACGCGCCTGTCGGACGCCTTGCCGCCGAAGCTGACTCTTAGGAAGGCCGATGACCACTCGCCCGCCAGAACGTCGCAGAAGGGTGCTCCCGCGCCCGTGCTGTCCACCGCAATGTTTTCCGGCGCGATGCCGCGCTTGATACAGTGCGTCTTGATTTGCTGGACAATCTGGTAGGTTCGCGGGATCGCTTTGTTCGTCGCGTCATCGTTCAAGTGGATGGCTTCCCCCAATTCCGTGACGAAGTGCCCATCCGTGTTGTAGCCCACCAGTCCAGTGTAGAGGATCGTTCGGTCGCCGCCATTCGTGAACGCTGGATCGAGTCCTGCAATCGGAGTCGGTTTGCCCTGCCACTCGACTTTACGGAACGACTCGCTACGCGAGAGTTCGGCTTCCGAGTAAATCCCTTCCGTCTCTTCCGAATCGAAGAAGACGGCGCGGACCATTCGCATGTATCCACGTGAGGTCTCGCCCAACAGAGCTTTGTCTTCCGCCAGCTTGCTTGCCGTAGGGAGCCACGGGTAGATGTTCTCGCCAGCTAGAATGTTGGGCGAGCGTTCGCCATCGAGCCGGATGTATTTGCCGCCCCATCGCGTATCCCATTCGTCATCCACTTGCGTATCGATGGTATCCCAGCCCTTCTTCGGCTCAGACCACACGCCAAACGCATCGAAGCGACTGTTCGGGTTGCTCATCCCAATCATCTGAAACTCTGGGTTCTTCGATAAGTTGGAGAGACCCGCATTCAGAATGGCTTCGCTCAGTTCGGAAAGCTCGTCACCGATCAGGATCACGCGCTTCTGCTTGATACCGATGAACTTACCAACGGCTTCGCGAGTCTTGCTCCGCTCCGCCGCGATCAGCGAAAGACCCGCCCGCTCGATCAAATCGCCGTTCTCGTTGATGTAGGCGACGTTTCCGATTGAATCCCGAATCTTGATTGGTGCGTCTTCGATCACCGTCAGCAAGCTGATGACGGAACCCCAGATCCGTTTACGGGCCTCACGCAGCGTTGTAGAGGTCAGGAGAACCAGAGTGTCACGCGGCTGCGCTAAGAAGTTTACGATGCCCCACGCGGCCATTGTGTGCGATTTACCGCTGGATGCCGACCCGCCTATCGCAAGATATTTGTTGCGGATCGCCGCTTTGATCATCCGGTCGGCCCACGGATGGCGGACCATCAGCTGCTCCGCCATGTCGGGACCGTTCCAAAGCTCGTCGCAGATTCGCCAGAAATAATACTCCTTGGCGATAGGCTTTTTGTGATGGGCGAACCCGTAGAGTAAGGCCGTGATGAGGCTGGTGGGGCGGATCTCCAATCCTCCGACATCCATTTTCTTGGTTGTCGGATCGATACGCGGCTCCAGAACACTCTTCGTCTGAGTCAAATTATTTTGCATTATTTGTTTTTTTTTGTTGCAAGTGATTACAATGTGTTCAAATCTGAATCCATCTTGAGCAGCAACCCTAAAGAAAACAAGCCGAAAAGGTCGAACGTCCCGAAGTCTACGGAGCTGAAAGAGCGTGCGTTGCAGATGTTCCGCGATAACTACAAGCAGACGATCATCTCCCGCGATCTTGGGGTCCATATCAATACCGTTCACAAATGGATCAAACAAGCGGGTTTGAACGCCATCCCGATTACAGCGATGATTCCGAAGGATGCTGAAGGGATGGAGTTCATCGATCCATTGGCTAACCTATTGAACGAGAACCTTTCGGAGCGAACGGATGAAGCCGTAAAGCTCGCCAAGCATAATGCCGCTTTGCTGGAGGAAAAAGAAATCCTCGATCTCGCCGAAGCGCAGTCCACGCCAGCCGACAAGTATCAGCACTACATCGCCGCCGCGAGTATCAAGCTGCTACGCGATTCGATGAAGCATCTAAGAGGCCCGCGCAGCGTTCGCGAACTCTCCGAACTCGACCAGTTGATCCGACGCAATTTGGGTTTGAACTCTAAAAGTGCGGGCGGAACCAGTAAGATGCACATCGACATCTCCATTCTCAACAACTCCGCTGCCGACAGAGGCAACGGTGCGGTTAAGCAAAAGACAACAATAATCGATATCGAACCTGAATCAGAAGAATGATCACCACATACAAACAACGCCTACAGTTTCCCGCAAAAATCGCGATCAGCGACCCGCAAGTAATCTTTAAGGAGAAGTATGAAAATTCAGATGAGTATTCCTACTATAGCGAAATGGTTGCCGGAGACTTCTACCGCGTGATTCCAACGTCACCGCGTGAGATCAGCTTCTTTGCGAGCCTTAAGAAATACGTTGAGGTCTTTGCTCCAGCGAAAGGCAACGGGCTTATTGTCCGCGCTGACGTCATCGACGCCTTCGATCCACCGCCAAAGAATCTGAAGTGATCATAGGAATCGATAACGGTCTTGATGGTGGACTCTGTGCGATCTCCGAGCACAGCGGATCGATTATCGACAAGTTGGCGATGCCTACGTTCCAGCGTGCCGGAAAGCGTGAAGTCGACACAAAGACGATTCTGAACTGGATACGCGACCTGAACACTGAACCGTTGATCGCGATTGAGGAACCGCTAAAACACGCGAAGTCTTCTCAAGCGATGCGTTCAATGGGCATTTCGTTCGGGAAAATTTTGGGCATGTGCGAGTCACATGAACTCAAAGTCAAGCCAATCCAAGTGCTGGATTGGCAGAAGAAGATGTTGGGCAAAGTGCCTAAGTCCCAAACGAAAGTCTTCGCTTTGAGAAAAGCGAACGAACTTGCGCCCGACGAAGACTGGCGAAAGAATGGACGATGCGCTGTTCCGCACGACGGAATCGTCGATGCTTTTTTGATTGCTTTTTACACTGCAAAACTATGAACAAGATTGACATGATGATGGACGATATGTTCGACGATGGAGAAATAATTCTCACAGCTGATGGCTTTGACGATGCCTTTGTAGGAATCGGGATACAGTTTAATAGGCCCATCGCCGTATACGATTATGCTAAATGCATCAGCATTCTCGCGAAAGAAATGGACTATGAAGACGCTGTTGAGTTCTTTGAGTTCAACGTGATTGGCGCATGGGTTGGGGAACAAACTCCGATCTTTTTACGCTACCCTGAAAATTCTTGAATTTTTTTCTTGTCGGTTCAGGTCGGATGTCCTAAGAGCTTCTTCCGAATGAAAACACTATTCCCGAAGCAGAAAGAAGCCAAAGAATTTTTCCAAGAGCGCATCCGCTGTGGCGGCAATACGCTCGATAGCTCAAGCGTCGGAACAGGCAAGACGGTAGTCGCCATCCATCTGGTGAAGGATCTGGATCGCCCGTTTGCCGTCATCTGCCCGAAGGCCGTTGTTCCGGCATGGGAGCGCGAATGCGAAGCGCACGGCATCACTCCGCTGTTCGTCACGAACTACGAAAAGCTTCGCGGTGGCAGGACGAAGTGGCTCGCCAAAGCGGGCAAGAAGATCATGCGTTGGTCCCTGCCACAAGACACCGTCATTCTTGTGGACGAAATCCACAAAGCCAAAGGCCCGTATACACAGAACGCCCAGCTCGTCGTATCGCTCGTCCAGCAGGGCTACGCGGTGCATGGGATGTCAGCCACTGCGGCGGAAGACCCCACAGAGATGCGCCCGTTGGGCTACGCTCTTTCGCTGCACTCGCTCAACAAGCCGGAGAACGGCCTGACGAGTTGGTTCTCATGGATGATGACGAACGGATGTTATCGAGATTCATGGGGCAGTTGGAAGTTCAGCAATAAGCAAAAGCTTATCGATCTGAATAAGCAGATCTACGGAGTCAGCGGGCACAAGCTCACGCCGAAAGACTTTCCTGATTCCTTCCGTGAGAACCGTGTGTTCGTCGAGCCAACGCAGTTTTCAGACTGGAAGAAGATCGACAAAGCCTACACCGATTTGGGCATCACTCCAGCAATCATCGAAGAGTTTATTGAATTTGGAAGCGTAGCGAATAGCGAGCATGTTCTTGTCAACATTCTCAAAGCCCGCCAACTTGCCGAATCCTTCAAAGCTCCTGATCTAGCAGAGATCGCCCAAGACTACATCAACGGCGGGAACAGCGTTGTGATCTTCGTGAACTTCACTGATACCGTGGACGCGCTCTGCTCTTCGCTTAGTTGCCGAAAGATCGACGGTCGCCAAACGGCAATAGAACGTCAGCTCGCCATCGACCGCTTCCAAGCTGACTACGACTACTGTCTCGTCGTCAACATCGCTGCGGGCGGCACTGGACTATCGCTGCACGACACCATTGGAAACCGTCCGCGCATCTCACTGATCTCACCTACGTTTAACGCGAAGGACTACTTGCAAGTATTGGGTAGGATACACCGCAACGGAGCAAAGACAGACGCACTACAAAAAGTGCTTGTCGCCGCTGGCTCCATCGAAGAAACTGTAATGAAAGCGATCAACGCAAAAACGGCCAATATGCAAGCCTTACACGGAGCATGAAAATTAAATTGAAAATCCTGAAATTTTTTCTTGCTCTGGTCCTTCTGCGCTATAATCTGCGGGAAGTCTTCACACAGCAGCTTTATGGAAAAGAAAACCAAATCGACAGTGAACGCTTCTGGTAATTACACTAAACAACAATGAGAATTACAATCGAACCAACACATCAGGGATTGGGTGGTGAATACCCCAACCCAAAAACGAGCCTTGAAATCCCAACGGACGACTACACCATTGATGAGGTTTTGGAGAATCTCGTCACTCCCGCTTTGAGGGCATTCGGGTATTTAATTGAGGATGGTCAAATCTATTTTGACAACAATCGCAAAGATCAATCGGCGGTGGGGGTCGAGTTTCTCCGTGAGGGATATGACCAGTTGGCTAAAGAAGCCGAGGCTCTCATCGAAGTGCCTCATTACGACAAATGGGAAGAAACCTTCGATGGAAAATGCGACATCTGCCGCGCCACAAAGACAATAAATGAAGTGACTCCCGGCGTGCAATTCGGATGGCGGGTTGGATATGTATGTGCATCGTGCTCATCACGCAAGACACCTAACATATGACTGAATACGAAATCTCCACACTGTCCCTAATCGTTAAGCCAAAAGGCAAACCGATTTACGACGAACAAGCCACTATCATCGAAATGACTGATGAAGCCGCTGGACCGTTTATCAGGCTGAAGCAATGCCACGACGACTCTAAGATCGGAGAAATCCAACTTGATCCGGCTGAATGGCCCGCAATTTGTAAAGCCATCGATACAATGATCGAGATTTGCAACGACGAACAACAAAATAGCTACGATGAGCGTGCAATTTAAGACGCCAGTAATCGAGCGACATATTGCTCAAACTATCCTATCGATGACGAAATTGTGCAGATTATCGCTCAACCGACGACTATGAACCTAAACGACAGGAATCCGAATGACTCCGAAGGCATGAACACTTGCAAGAAATGTAAGCATTGGGCCGAAGCAAAGGTGGATGACAACCAGAAACCTCTTGTGGGTAAGCGGTTTGGCGTCTGCGGCATGGGTGTCGGCGGTGTCTCCCATTACCCAGACCTTGATGGGTGTATCGGAGACGGTCGCCCCGAGGACGGTACTGGGAAAGGACGAACGGGGCCGGATTTTGGGTGCGTTCACTGGACTATGAACCTAAAAGACAAAATCACTGAAGCGCGAAATTCTTCAAGCGAACACAAAATGCCCACCCGTACAACCATGAATCCAAATGACCCCAAAGGCGCAGCAGGCGCACTCAAAACACCATTGAGCTTAATCCCGCCGTTTGCAATGGAGCAAACCGCATGGGTGCATAAGCTAGGCGCAGAAAAATACGGACCCTTCAACTGGCGCGAAACCGGAGTATGTGCCAGCACCTACGTCAACGCCATCATGCGCCACCTTAACGCATGGCGGGACGGCGAAACCCTTGACCCTGAATCCGGTATCAGTCATCTGGCACACGTTGCCTGTAGCTGTAACATTCTACTGGACGCAGATCACTGCGGCACGTTGCAGGATGATCGTAATGTGAAACCTCAAAACATCAATTACTACGCAAAGCCTGATGACTCTACCAAAAAGGGTGACAAATTTTATAGTAGCGATCTTGGTCTTTGGCCTGATGACTCTACCAAAAAGGGTGACAAATTTTATAGTAGCGATCTTGGTCTTTGGTTCACGAATCCGATAATTGGCTCAGAGCATAGAAGGATTGACGACGGAGAACCTTTTATTGAAGGGGATGAACTGTATTGTAATTACGACGATTCATGGATTCCAGTATTATATCCATCAGGTAAAATTTGTTGCTGGAAAGATTTAGCTCGCCGCAAGATTGATCCACCTGATGCAGAGTATTATTACCTTAAACCGGATGACCTTATTCAAGAAGGCGACCAAGTCTATAATGAGTTTTTAGGTTGGTGGTCCCCCACAGCCCATAGGGCTAAAGACAAATTAAACGCAGGGGGGAGTATCTTCAAATACCGCCGCAAGATTGAAAGCACCGAACCTGAATCCTGCAACTGTGGCCGGATCAAAGTCAACCATTACGCGATGGGTTTAATCTGTGAGGACTGCGAACTTAAATGGCAAGACCCATATTGAATTATGAATGAACAAGAACAAAGAATCGCCATTGCAGAAGCGTGTGGCATCGTATCCAAAAACCCGTGGGGTAGTGTATACAAAACACGTAAAGGTGTAAGCATAGAATGTCCAGACTATTGCAACGACCTCAACGAGATGCACGAAGCGGAGAAGGTGCTTACAGCAGATCAATGGTATAAGTATGATTCTATGATGCCACTGCGTGATCCTCAAAAAATTCATGCAACAGCTCGCCAACGCGCAGAGGCATTTCTCCGCACGATTGGAAAATGGACAACCAGCCCGAACGAATGAACACTGACACACCACAAACAGATGCGGAAACATGGAGAGCTGGGGACTTGAGTATAGGTTCCAAAGTCTGCGCCGATTTCGCCCGTAAGCTTGAGCGCGAACTCGCTTCCACCCAAGCCGAGAAAGAAAAATGGGAGCAAATAGCTTGTGACAAGCTAATTGAGGTTTGCATGCAAATTGAGGAAAAAAAAATAGTCACCGAGCAGCGGGACAGGCTGGCTGAGGCTCTGCGGAAAGCTATATCATGGGGTGATTCAGCATCACATCATATTCTTTACAGAGAGGATATCAACTGGACATACTTGGACGAAGCTAAAGAAGCACTCCAATCCCTAACCAACCAGAACGAAATATGAACAAAACACCTAGAACAAATGAATGGGAGACTTACTGCGACGAATGCTATTATCACATGTGGAGGGTGAGACGCAAAAACGAGCGAGGATTTGATGATGGATTCCACGTCCAAAACGGAAAGGGGGCGAATCAATTAGTTGAGCTACTAAATAAGCAAGATGACGAACTAACCACCGTTACCGAGCAGCGGGACAGGCTGGCGGAGGCACTTGAGCGAATACTTTCCTACCAAGGAAGGTTTGCTGAAGAAGATCCAGAAAGCATCGCAAACGAAGCACTCCAATCCCTAACTACGAACGAACTATGACTGATACACCAGAAACAAACGCTGCCGAGCGGGAAAAAATAGAATTATCCCGCGAATGGTCAGCAGCAATCGCGGATATTGCTGATGATTTACGATCCAAACTCGCCGCCGTCACCGAGCAGCGGGACAGGCTGGCGACAATCTTGCAGAACATACGATCTGGCTACGGAGGTCAAATCCCCGATCCCACTTGCGATTGTGGAGACTGCGAGTTTCTTATTAAAATCGATAACGCTCTGCAATACCTAACCAACAAGAACGAAATATGACTGATACACCAGAAACAAACGCTGCCGAATTCCCGTGCATGACATGGCCGTCGCAAGATCACCCAATGGTTGTGCGATCTGAAGTTGCCGAAAGGCTAGAACGCGAGCGGGACGAGGCGCGGGAGCAACTCACCGCAGTCACAGCGCAGCTGGACATGCTGGCTGTAGTCTTTGCAAAACATACGCTCTGGCTTCGGCGGTCAAGTTCCCGATCCCACTTGTGATTGCGGAGACTGCGAGTTTCTTATTAAAATCGATAACGCTCTGCAATACCTAACCAAACCAAACTAATGATAATCAACAACGCCATCGCGGAAGCGTGCCCCGAAGACATTGTAATCACAATCCTTAAAAAAAGTTATTTCAAACGGTTAAAACTTTCGTCAAAATCGTTTGACGCGCAGCTCGAAAACGAATTGAATCTCATCGAAGACGCAATACGCGAACGGCAACGGCGACTCTCAGAAAACAAAGCAACACAGAATAATGACACAGACACCTGACCATTCATCTCGCGGACACGCGGAATTCTCACCCTCCTCCTTGAAATACGTAGCTGGCTGCGCTGGCTACCACGGCAAAGAGGGATCATCATCCGCAGCCGAAATGGGGACTCGTATCCACGAAGCCCTTGAAATCTTCGACCCGTCCGCGCTCCACAACGAAGAGGAACTCCGCATCTACGAGCAGATCGTCGCAATGGAGCAGGAATTCCTAGCCAACTTCCCCGTTGGCGGAGTAGAGCATAACGAGATTCAAGTCACCGTAGACTTGAACGGCACGCAGACTTGGGGCACTTGTGACCGCCTTATTCTTTTCGGAGACAAAGCAGTTATGGCTGACTATAAGACGGGCATCAGCATCATCGACCCGCCA